CTGCGAGTACGAAGCCAGTCTCTGGGCGTACAGTCTTAACACCGTAGAGGGTGTCAGCGGTGTACAGCGTAGAGAGATACTCTTGCTTGTACTGAGTCTGTGAACGAACACCAACTTGCTCAGCTAGAACCATCGTATCACGATGAGCCAAGATAGCTGCTTTGATGTCGCCACCAACGCTGTTGTTAGCGTCAGTTTCGATAACAGGGCAGTTGCTGGTTACATAGATGTCGATACCATAGAGCGTACCGATTTGACCGTTTTGAACGCCACGACCATCAACAAAATCAGAGCTGTTATAACGATCTACACCCATGATTGCTGCACGCAGTGATGGGGGAATTGCAAAGAAGCGACCATCCATTGGAGTGTCAGCATCGTCCATCAACTTGATCAATGCACGAAAGCCAGCGTCAGTGAATACATCGGCAGCAACTACGGTGTCTTCTGCATAAGCAGTTAAACCAGTAGAAGTATCGATGTAATAGCTGGTGCTGTGGGTCCAGTCGGAACCATCACCGTTACCAAAGGACTTACCTAAAGCAAACAAGGTATCGTCAACTTTCTTAGCCAAAGCATAACCAGCGTCGTCAGTGTAGAAACGACGGAGGGAAGCCAAAGCCTGAACTTCTACGATGTCCTCGATGAAGCGTGAGTACTCGAAGTGTTGATCGATCGAGACTAATACTTCGGTCTCGGTGTCAGCTTGGATGGTAACTGCGGTGTTAGCTGCTTTAGCAGTAGCTACGCCACGAGTTGGCTTAGGAATATGAAGAGTATCGCCCTTCTTACCACGCATAGACATCTTGTTAACCAAGTTAGCCAATACGAGGTTCTTTTTGTATGCAGCGATTACTTCGTCACTCCAAATCTCAGGAATAAACTTGTCTGCTGCTGTTTTGTTGACGATAGAAGTACTACCGCCGGGATATGCTGCTGTTGCCATTTTATAAATCTCCTAAATTAATAAGTTTTACTTGACTCGTCCTTCATTATAAGCAGCAAGAATTTCGTCTTGTAGTTGCATATAACGATCTGGATCTGTCATTCTCAGTTTGATAAGGTCAGCTCTTCGATAAATCTTTCTACTTGACTCTCCACTACCGCCTGTATCGACTGCTGCAGCTCTTAATGCAGTTTCTTGAGCTTTAGCTTGTGTTTCTGCTGTTTGAGTTTTAACTTGTGCGGTTTGAACTGATTTGATTGCCTTGTAGGTACTCAAAAGTTCATCAGCTGAGTTAAAGTCAAATTCAGCATCAGCTTTAGTAAACAAATCAACACGAATTGGACTTGCTTTGATCCATTCATGGAAGTCTGCGTTTTGCGCTATCTCCATGAAGTCGGGATGCTTAGACTGCAGTTTCTGTGCAGTTTGCATTCTCTTTAGTTCGAGTGATGCTTGTTTAGCTTCAAGTACTGCTGGGTGCTGGTCTACAGTTTTTAAGACAGCTTGCTTCGGGTCAGCGAAGAAATCTTCTTCTGGAACTGTTTCAACTGGCTTGCTATATTGCTTAGATTCGAGTTGTTGCTTGAGTAATTGGTCAGCTAGACTACGAACTTCATGAACCTCTTGTGCTTGTCTACCAATGAGCTTTTCAGCCTCTTGGTGCATCCTAATGATGTCGTCGACTGATTTACCTTTATACTTCTCTGGTAATTCTTCAGCTTTGGGTTCTTCTTTTGGTTCTTCCGGAGGAGTCTCAGTTGCTTGAGGTTGTTCCGCTGGTTGGTCTATCTGCTCAAAGGTTTCTTCTTGCAGTTCGTCTTGTTCAACAAAATTTGCAGCCATATATTGCTCCTGTCACAAAGTGATTGTAGGATTTATAAAATAACAAAGGTCCGATAAGGGTTGTCTTCGTCACGAATTGAGCTTTCGCTCTCGTAAGCGTTTCTCTTCACGCTGTCTAGCCCATCTTGCTGTCGCTTGCGGATGATCGCCAGAGACAGGATCGAGACTAATACGGGGTGCAGAGATCTGCTTGTGTGCGTCTTTACCGCACAACCAACAAGAAACTTTGGCTACCTCATAACTAACCAAGTTTTCTTGACGGTGTCCCTCTTCACAGAGGAAATCAAATAGTCTACGAGGCATCCTGAGCGTCTCCCGACGAGTCTAACTGCAATGCTTCGTAAGCCTGTTCTGAACTTTCTTTCAGAGTTAGCACCCATTGAAGGATGTCTAATTGTCCTTTACGGAAGTACAGATCTAATTCGTTCTGAATTGGAGCGACTTTGTTGACGGCATCAAAGATACCTTGCACATCCTCAAGGAACTGCTTCCATCCTTGGGTAGCCATCATATTCCATCGTTCTTCGTAGTAAGTCTGCAACTGTTTATCCATCGCCATAGAAGTTCTCCAAGTAATCCGCAAGTTTTCGTAAAATTGTCGGATTGTCTCTAGCGCTTCCTAAAGCCATATTACAAGGTTGACACAGAAATCCTCGTATCTTCCCGCTTTCATGGCAATGATCTACGACAAGCCGACCCCATCGATCAGGGTTTGTGACTTTAAAATCGCATATACTACATTTATAGTCTTGTTTTTCAACAAAACTGTTATATTCTTCTTCAGTTATTCCGTATGTTCGTCTAAAGTGAGCATCTCTACCATAAATTACATAATGACACTTTTTACAATGATTGTAATGACTGTCTTTATATCTTTTATTTTTATTAAACTCTTCAAACGGCTTAACTTCTTTACACAAAGTGCATTGTTTCATTTAGCCCTCTACTAAATTCCTCAAGAAACTGATTAGGCAGGAAAGTGAGGAACTTTCTTTTCGGGAGCTACCCTAGCCAAATCAAACTATGTTATAATATGCTAATTACTGCTGATATTAC